AGTAGAGCATTCTTTCATGCTCGGGACGGTACTCCTGCATAACCTCGGTCAACTGATAATTCATGTCTTCCGAAACCCGTTGAGCGGCTTGCTCTTTTAGCTTATCAATAGCCCCTATGATTTCAGTTTTAACCGGGCCAGCAGCGGGGAAGGTCGCGGTAATAGTCTCCGATTGAAACCTTACAGCCGCTTCAGTTAATACGGTAGAGTAAACACCACAGGCTCCGTTCCAAGGCTCTGTCCGCTCTTCGTATTTCATTCCAAGAACTTCTAGACCTTTAACCAACATCTCTACCCAGTCCTTACGACTGTTGATGTCGGAGTCCACCATTTCAATAATATCGCTGGCGACTTTCTGAAGTTCTCCGCCGTCCATGCTCTCGGCCAAGTTGGCATCAAACTCCTCTTCTTCCGGCATCATGGATATTTCCATTCCATCAATCCCAATGGTCACGCCGTCGGGATTTTCTATTTCAATCTCGATGGCTGGTTCGTCGTTAGGAATAATGTCTTCAATCCCAATAGGGGCTTGATAAAGTGATTTGCTAATGTCCATAGTGCCTCAATAGTAAATGTGTTTCCGGCGGAAACTCTTCAGTTCTTCTTTCTCATCGGACTCTAATCTCAAGAATCCGCCCTTTCTAAATCTAATTAGGGCTTGGGTCGCGCTGTCAGTCAAGTCATCATGCTGACCGTTTGGGAATACAGCCATTTCTTCTATCAGTTCCCGCGCCCACCTAGTATCAGGTGCCCATACTTTACCCGACCTGATTAAATCCGTCACGGAATTTAAACGGACAAACTTGTCATTCCCTCGGCTAGGTGTGTATTCGCTCACCATAATCCCCATCTGCCTCAACTCAAATATCAAAGGAGCACCCGCTGCCTTGGCTTCGACAATACAAGCGTCAGGCTCCCAGTCCATATAAAGCTCGTAGGCTCTTTCCTTTAATTCCGGAAACTCCATCCGCTTTTTAAACGCGTCCAAAAGGATGATGTGTACATCCTCTGGATTTTCGTTCATATGGAAAACCCCCCAAGTTGTGCAAGCGGAATAGTCACTTCTTTCATTTTTGGTAAAAGCAGTGTCCCAACTCTGAATTATAAATTCACACCTCGGAGGGTCGTCCTGTTCCCAGACCTTCCACCACTCCCTCTTTACGATTGCACCCTCTTCGCCCGTGGGACTTTGTTGATACTGAGCATTCCACTTAGAAGGGGGTAATTCTTCCTTCAAGGCGGACAGTTCATCCAAAGACCAGAATTCAGGCCATAGGGGATTCCCGCTGGGTAATATCGCGGGAAACTCAATCACTCGCCACTCATCTTCCTTCCCTCGTTCGGCTGCATCTTTTAAGACTCTCCCAATGAGATCTCGCTCCGACCATCTGGTAGCGATGATGATTATCGCCCCGTTAGGTTGGAGACGCTGCCTAGGACCGGATGTATACCACTCATAGGCGGAGTCATAAACCGAAGGATCGTGAGAGGCTATTGTCGCCTCTTGTTCCGAGTGGGGGTCGTCAATAATTACAATATCCGCACCTCGACCGGTCATCGTACCTCCCACACCAATAGCGAAGTATTCTCCGTACTGGTTCACCGCCCAACGTCCCGCCGACTTGCTGTCCTGTCTTAATTTTACATTCGGGAATACTTTGGAGTATTCCTCACTCATTACTAGGTTCCTGACGTTCCTACCAAAACCTACGGCCAGTTCGGACGTATTAGAAGACTGCATCACCTTCTTATCCGGGAACTTTCCAAGAAACCAAGCCGGAAAGAGGAAAGAGCCGAACTGACTCTTCGTATGCCTAGGAGGGCAGGAGATCGCCAGCCTCTTAATTTTCCCAGAAGCTACATCTTCAAAAGCCTTAGCCATCACCGCATGATGACGCCCGTGGACAAAGCTCGGCCACATCTTCTTTACGAACGGCAGGAAGCTCTGCTCACACTTCTCCCTCTCAAGCGCATCCTTATAAGTAGACACCCAAGATAAAATCTTCTCCTGCTCATTAGGAGGCAACTCTCCTACTAGCTTCTCTATATCCACTATTCCAAGTTCCTAAAATTTATGTAGACGGGTCTTATCGTCCTACCTCTTCCGTCGAGCTTCTTTATCACCCCAAGTTCTACTAACTTGTCCACGATCTTCTTCGTATTCCCAAGACCCATCTTTCCTCTATGGTAAGCAATGTCCCGAAGCGATGGACTGTATCCATACTTCTTCCACCACTCATCTATAACAAAAAAGACTTCTTTCTGTGCGGGGCTCATAGCTGTTAGCAAACATTCTTCATAACTCATATGCGCCTTGGTTATGCGCATCTCATCGTTAATTAAAACTTTTTTTCTATCCATTTCGTTATGTGAAATATTTTACAGAATGTAACGTTTCATTCTGCAACCGGGGGGTCTTCCTCGGATGAGGGGGTGGGGTCCGATAAAGATGGAATTTGTTCGTGTGGAGTAGTATGTAATTCTGCGCGGGACTCCTCTTCCACGCTTGTGGCCCCCTGTGGGGGGTGGAGTTCGGCCATCAGCGAATCCGCTTCTATTAGAGTGGCATCCTCAGCTTGGCTATTCATAAGAGCCCTTAACTCTGCCATGACCTTTTCCTTAGCATCTTGCGATGATGTGATTTGGGTAACGGTCTTGCGCTCTTCGAAAGCCGCCACGTCAAATAAACTCCCGATAAGTTTCAAGCATTGCACCTTTTGCGCTGGTGGAAAGTCAGGGTCGAGCGAGTGCTGGACCAGTTGCTGCACCAGCAAAGCCTTTAATTGAGCGGGTTGACGCAGTTCAGCACTGGTAATTGCCAGTTGGTAGGCCTCAATCTCCCTCTGAATTCTCTCATCCCGCATTAGCTCATATGGCTTGCATGCGAGAGTGCGCTTTGATGCATCCGCTTTATAGGCTTTGCGATATGCATCCGCTTTAGTTGATCCTTTAGCGACCTCTTTAGCGAATCGTTTCATCTTAGGGGTAAGAGCTCTATCCGATACACCTAGTATCGTTTCAATGGGTGTAGTCTCTAATGCCTCTCTAATGGCTTTACGTGATAGCGTCATATCCTATTTACTGTATGAATTTACAGCGATTATAGGGGAACAGATACAGAACCTTTGCGCTTCGCTGCCTTTTTCCGGCTTTTTTGTTGTTTACTGTACAAACGATCAGTGCAAACCTAGGGTTTTCCCTAATGGTTTTGTGCTTTTTGGGTGCTAGGATTACAACCAATGCAATATCGCATTGAACGCAATTAGGAGCACATATGAAAGTTTACGAAGTACACAATCCAAGTTTTAACGATATGACACTTGAACAGCAAATTGAAGCTGGCTGCAATGATTGGTGCGTTGAAGGGCGCAGCGGTCGCCAATATTTTGGGCGCACCGCCGAAGAAGCTCTCGCCATTGCGGCGTCTTATTCCTACAAGTAAAAGTGACACCTATAAGCCTACATTGTGGGCTTATGGATTGTCTCTGCAATCACTATTCCCGCCCGAAAGGGCAAACCAACTGGAGCTAAAAATGCAAAAAGTCATAATGCTTAAAAAAGTGGCAGATTCTATTCATGCCGGATTGTCTCAGACTACCAAAATGCCATGCAAGTCTTACAGTCTACCTACCATTGCATGTAAAACTGGTTTCAAAATGGCTCAGATCAAAGGGTCAATTTGCTCTACATGCTATGCAAACAAGGGTAACTATAAGATGTATGCTGCCAGCATCGAACCGGCGCAGCATGCCCGATTAGATTCTATAAACGATCCTTTGTGGGTTGACGCAATGGTTACCAGCATTGGATCCGATGCTTACTTTCGCTGGCATGATTCGGGGGATTTGCAAAGCTTAGAGCATTTGGAAAAAATTGCGACAGTTGCAGAATTGACCCCCAAAACACGCCATTGGTTACCTACGCGCGAATATGCCATCGTTAAGCAATACATCGAAAAGCATAAAGCATTGCCCAAAAATCTGATGGTGCGGTTATCTGCCATGTACGTAGACAAACCCGTAACTATTCCCGCCAGCTTGAAAAACGTCAAAAACGTGACAGCTTCAAACGTGCATACGTCAAAACCCATCGGCAAACAATGCGCTGCACCATCACAAAATGGCGAATGCCGTGATTGTCGCGCATGCTGGACTAGTCAAACCATCTCTTATTCAATTCACTAAAGGGGAAAACATGGAAAACGCAAGAATCAAAACCTTACGCGCCGCTTTACGCGCAAAGTATGGCGCGGGTTGTTATCGGATTACCCGCAACGATCAAGTGCATATTTACGGTCAAATGCCCAATTCAACCACTGTGGGTTGGTGGTTGATGGGGGACATTTTAGGGGCTGAATTATGGGTTGGGATACATGACAATTTTTTAGAAGGGACAACAGCATGAAAACCGCATCATGGGTTATCGTAAATCTTGCAACGAATCAAGCCGTTTTTGAGACGTTCAACGAAAACACGGCAAAGGCAATCAATACAAAACTGTACCGCGCCGTGCCCATACTTGAATGGTTGGTAAGCCTAAATGGAGTCAAAAAATGAGCAACTTAGAAAAAATTGAGATTTTTAAACGATGGTTTAACCAGTCGGGGCATTGGATTTATTCAAGCCGTGCAGCCGCTTTGACTACATGGTCAACCCGTGGCATAGAAAATCTGCCCGATGCGCCCAAAGCCGTTGGACTGTATCCATCAATTGAACAATGGGTGAAGGGGTAAGCCATGAAAATTATTGATCTGCAAATTGACGACAACGAAACCATACCCGTGACAATTGAGCCCTTTGACAAGGGACTATTCGTAGTAACTGTTGCGGGCATGACCTTTGCGGCGTTTTTTAAGACAGAACATGAAGCATTCGCGTACGCTGAGCACCGATTCGCAAAAAGACCATATCCGGCAAACGAAAAATACAAGCAACCCTCCAAATCCCTCACTTGGGACATCCTGACAGCTTTGCTTTTAGGCGTATGGTTTGCCATACTTGCTGCCGCTTATTTTGACATCCTTTGGAAGTAAACATGAAAATCACAATCAAGACTAAATCGGTTTACGGCATCGTTCAGGCTTATCCGGCATGTCCACAATCAAAGCTTTTTTGTGAATTGACGGGCACAAAAACGCTCACAAAATCAGCATTACAAACCATCCAACGGCTGGGTTTTACCGTAGAACAAGAAACCGAAAAATTATTTTTGGGTCATGCTTGACAACTTACGATCTACCTGATACAAACAAACCAATGCAACACATAAGGAGTGAATGAGAATGGGCACACATAGACATGATGCGGTAAATCCGCTGGTAAATCCAGTTACGGCAGGGGATAACATCATTTCAGAATCGGGTGAAAAATACATAGTCATGCAGAATATGCGCGGCGAATACTGGCTAAGACACATAAAAGACAATTTTGATTTGACGCGCCCAGTTGATGGACAAATTGGAATTTGTAGGCAGATTCACGATTTAGCCAATGTGTAAAACACTCTATAAGCCTCACGCGTGGGGCTTATGGGGCTATTTTGCCCGAATTGTGGAGAGATGAGAATGTTAAATTTACAACTGCCCGAGCCGACAGACTTTCCGGCATCGGTGTTTGATCAAACTGGCACCTTGATTTTTATAGGGCCGAGAGAATACTGCGAACAATTAGCAGAACAAGTAAGGGGTTTGTATTGTTATAACATAAACGGGAAACCCGTTATTCGCAGAGATTATGAGGTGACAGAATGAAAACTTATACCGCCACTTTGGTTACCAAACAATATCAAACGGTAAGCGTCACCGTTCCCGATGATTGCACAGAAGAAGATTTGATATTAGAGATTTGTGAAAATTCATACGATGGTGATTGTTTTCACAAACTTGAAAATGAGGTTTATGACATTCAAGAGGTGACAGAATGAACGAAAGACAACTTAGGCTCAAACTAGAGGCGCGTGATCTTGATGATGACGAAATCGAAAACATCTTAGACGAATTCGCCGATATGTGGAGGCGCGGCGAGTGTGATGGGACACTTCAAGAGGTGCTAAATGAATCAAACTGAACACTTTTATATTGAGACGGGCTACCAGTACGAAAAGGGAGTGATAAAAGGGTCATGGATAAACCTACTACTGCAAGCAGAAAAGCCCGAGCACCGAGACGAAGCGAAACGATTGATCGAAATTGGGCGAAGGGAGGCGCGATGAAAGCCCCTAAGTGGTATCCATTCCCCGTGATCTGCCCGATGACCGCCAAGGAGCTAAAGCAGATCGAGAAGAAATTTTGGGACGAATTTCCGGAGTCTTTGATATGAATGCAAGACGAAAAAAAGAGCCGGTAAAAGAGCCGAAACGGTTCAATTATGAAGTGAAGTTTAAGCCCTACAACACGGGAAAAGTGTTGATCGGGGGTAACTACTTCCCGCAGCAAAATCACGTAACCAAAGAGGGCGAGAAAGTACAAGCTGCCCTACTAGGGATTGAGTCAGACTTCTCCCGCCGGAAAGTCAGGAACTTTATCTTTTACATGGTCGCGGTTTGTTTCATGTTTTTAGTGTTGGCATCTTATGAAAGGCTTATATGAAATTGCAATTTAATCAGACCATAGTGCCGCCCGAGGTGGTTGAAATAGGGGCGGGCGTGGAGATCATCGGGGCTTGCGCTTTTGTGGAGTGGGCCGACACGAATGAAAAAGAGGATATTTATATCTCTCTGATGGACTACGATGAGGGTTCAAATACCGACACCGCCGGAATCCCTGACGATCACATAGCTTTTTATGCTGACAGCTTAGAGCATCTAAAGAACATGAAATACAGGGGTCATGCACCTTTCAAAATCCTTGATTATCAACTGGTTACAATGGAGGGAAAATGAATAGTTACTCTGTGACGATTAGAGCCGTGGCGCAGCAGACATTCACCATCTTGGCAGAAGATGAGACAGAAGCAAGCCATCTAGCACATGAGCAGTTTGATCCTGATCCGTCCGTGGTCGAGGATTACTACGTGGAGACGGTCAAAGTGGAAAGAATAGATTGATTTATAGAATAGAACTGTCGGATGAAGAAGTCCATTTTTCTATGGACATGGAGGGTGATTCTCTCAGGGAAATACTTGAGAGAGTCATCCCCTCACGCTTCAAAATCCATAGAGTTTTGCCTTTAATTGAGCCGCTGCCGCCTCAAGACCAACCCGAAGGTGAAGGTCGTTAAAGTCTTCCCCCTCTTTTCCCGATATGAAGTAAGACCAGCCCGATTCACGGGCTATTTTTTCGCCTACTGGGTCATGGTCAGCAATAATCATCCCTTTGGTGAGGCTCTTGGCTAACTTAGCCATGTTGCCAGCAGAGAATGAGACGTGTATCGTGTATCTCACGCCGATTGTCTTTAGTGCAGCTCTCAGACTTAAAGCCGTGGCGTATCCCTCAACTAGATAGTTCATCCCTTTGTTGTCAATGGTCAGACTGGCTCCCGCTGTGACCTGCCCCGACAGGAATCTTTTTGATCCGTCCGGCGAGATCATTTGACACCCAACTAAAGATCCGTTGATCCTCATCGGGATAACGGCTTTGCCCTCAAAGACTGGAACCTTTAGGTTACAAAACCCCTTCCTGTTTATGTACTCATGGGTTTTATTTTCTGAATTGTTGAGAATGTAAGCCGCTTTCTGAGAGGCTAACTTCTGCCTTCTCAAAGTATCCTGCTGGGCTTTTAGGATCATCTGACCAAGGTCATGCCGAGGTAGTTCCTGCCCTTTCCAAACGATGACCTCTGTATCTCTCGCGTGGTCCTGAATGAACCCATGATCTCCCATCCACTTGACCGCGCCGTTCCTCTTTCTTGGGTGTGTCTCTGTCGGATACCGCTTCCATATTCCGAACGGAGGTAGGTTATCAATCAATATCCCGTGTATCTGACAGGCTTGGATGAAGTCCATTTATCTCCTCTTCATTTGTCTGATGTACGCTTGTGTACGTTTATGTATGTAGGCTTCTGTCTGAGGTGAAGGGGTAACAACTGTATCGTTTAGACCCCTAGGCCATACGCCGAACCGTTCCCGATACGTAGCTAGGCATCTCTTGTCAGACCAGCCGCGATACTTCTTTTGGAACTGTAACTCAGACCAAAACTTTTGTTTGCTTTCCATGCTAACGCCGGATGAAATCTCCGATATCTCGCCCGGCACAGAGACAACTTTGCTTTTTCTTTCCCTGACGCAGCCGCACGATGGGCAAACGTCCATGTTCCCCCAATGGAATGAACACCGTGGACACTTGGATTCTTTTTTTTCTTTTTCTGTGGGTTCTTTTCTAGTCTTTGTGTCGGCATCAGCTTTGAGGGACTCAACACCGTTACCATAAAGAGTTTCCCAGTCTTCTAGAAACCTTAGCCAGTTTCCTGAATTGTCTTGAATAACGCAGAACTTTTTCCCGTCATGGGTTCTAGCTCCACGTCCGACAATCTGAACGTGCATAGAAAAGGATTTCCTTAATGGCTTGGCTACAATGACGTGCTCAACGTCTGTTTGGTCAAAGCCACGGGTCAGAATGTCGCTACTGATCACTCCGTTTATGTCTGTGTCCGGCTTGGCAAATTCCTCTAGAACCTCTTGCTTATATTCCTCTGTGTCTTTGTAGCTGATGGGCACGAACTTCAAGCCATGCTCTGCAAACTGTTTCGCCAATGCATGACCATGATTCACGCCGGATGAGAAGCAAATGGTCTTCTTGTATCCACCAAAGACCCGTTGGCTAATTGAAATGTAGTCCGCAACCACATCACCAACCACCACCAAACCGCGCTGCTCTAGCTCATCCTTCTGCCACTCTCCAGCCGTTACCGTAACGCCCGTGGTGTCAATCTCTGTGGCACAAAAGACTCGGAAGGGAACCAAATAGTTCTCATCCACCAGCTTTTTCATGGTGACAACGTTCACAATGTCTGTGAAATAGTTGCCCAATTCGGGGTGAAATGGTGTCGCAGTTAAGCCGACAATCTTGGTTTCAGGATTGGCTTTGATGTAGTCCTTCAAAGACTTACGCATGACCGCATGAATCTCATCCACAATAATGAGATCCACCTTGGGCCACTCGTCCTGTCTTTCTAGGGTTTGTATGCTGGCGACTTGAACCTTTTCGTAGGGTCTGTAACGCCAATGAGAAGACATTAGAACGCCATGCTCTATGTGGCTTTTCTCTAAATGTCTTGAGAACTGGTCAACCAAAACCCTACGATCACAAACGAACATGACTCGGGAACCTTTTTCCCTTGCCGCTTGCAGCATACTCAGGGCAACAACGGATTTACCCGAACCTGTTGCCGCCGCCAGAACCTGTCGCTTGTGTCCGTTTATGAATCCTTGTCTTAAGTTTTGTATTGATGCTTCTTGATAGGGTCTAAGTTGAAGGCTAGACATATTCCCACATGCTCCCAGCTTTTTCTACTTTAAGATTGATTGCGTCATAAATCATGGTTCTGTGACCGCCAACTTCTTTAATTGCGGCTGGCGCACTAGGGAAAATCTTTCCATCAGATAACCTTCTGACTGGACGCCCCTTGACTAGCGAACATTTATCTGCCGCTTTCTTTTTGCGAGCAGCATCTCTCTCCAGCCAATTCTTTTCGACCTCCTCTAAGGTTATTTCATCACCCTCAAATTTCCAGAAGTGACCGGCAAACTTCCATCCTTTTTTTATGGCAGTTGATATGTTGTCGGGTGTCTTTTCGCCATAATGCCGTGCCGCAGCGTAGCCAGACTCAAACACCATCCCATCGGTCAAGCAAACAACCCGCTTGCTTATGGCTTTGCTTCTTTTCTTGATCACATCTGCGTCAAACAGAGCGCAGTCTGCATTTTTTGAAATGTTGTACTCGGGATTCCAGTCGTTGATGATTAACTGCTCCACATCCCTCAGGTCTTGCCTGTTGGGGACGGAAGCAATCATCTCAAACAATAGGGCGTCAACGCCATACTTGGCTGCGACGTTTAAGAGCGCACTATTTGCGTGCTTACCCGACTTAAGATCTCTTTTATGAGCGTTAAACCTTCTCCTTACATTGGTTGAGCTTCCTATGTAAAAGTTTCCTGAAGGCGCTTCAATTTTGTAAATACCTTGCATATTTCCTCTGCGGATAAACCCATCCGCTTGGGTTGAATTAAGTTGTCGCTCTACGCATCGCAGCCACTTGCTTCTTGAGCTGCGCGTTTTCTGCCTGAAACTGATCTCTAGAAATCTTAACAGCCTCCAGTTCTATCTTGGTTAACCTTAGTTCCTCTCTTAAATCTTCTATTTCCATTTCAGCCAAGAAGCGATCCTCTTCGGGCAGCGCAGCTAGGGTTAGCTTATCCGTGAGCTTCTGGTTCTCCTCCAATAAGATCTGAAGGGCTTCATCTTTCTCATCACGGACCTCTGGAATATCCACAATGGGACGAGGGTCTATGAGGGGAGAAGGTTTCCATTCAGGTTTCTCGTATTCGGCTTGACGTTCTGTTACCTTGCCGTTACGAGTGACCTTCACCACTTCGGGCTTATCATCTTTTCTTAACTTAATCACGAATACATGGGAAACCTTACAAGCCCGAGCGATATCGGAGCTTGACCATTGTTTCCATTCGTCATCTTCAAGGAGAGTCATGACGGACTTGCGCTTATCAGCGTTAGTCCTTCTTAAACCGTGTGAATCATTAGCAGAGAGACTGTAAAGAATCGCGTCTCTAAGAGTACCGTTCTTTACTTCTGCTTCGATCTCAGACCGTCCGGCTTGGACGTGAGCTAAATACCTGTGAAATCCATCCGCTAAGTAGTACTCCAAACCATCGTGGAAAACCACCACGGC